TTACTAGATGGGACTGATTACTAAGGTGTTTAAATGTACGGAAGAGATATACCGGAAAAGTATCTTAAACAAATGGAAGATATGTCTGAAAGAGAGGCTTTACGCTACTCTAAAAGATTTCCTTTGTTGACAAAACCTGTTAAAAAAGTTGCGCCTAAAAAGGCTGCAATCGTAAAGGAAGAAGAAGAGTAACTCTTTATTAATGCCTTATAGTCTCCTACATATAGCGAGAGTGAAAGTATTATGCCAGTAATGAAGAAAGAAATAGAGTTAGACGATGGAACAAAGATTTGGGTAAGACAAGCATCCGGTATGGAACGTCTTAAAATAACAACCCTACAAGGTAAAGCGTTTCGTAAAATGAGCCACGCAGGTAGTCCTGAAAAATGGACCGAAGAACAAAACGAAGAGTTTGCTTCTATGGTTGATGAATTGGGCGCAGGTGTAGATGCTCAGATGGAAGCATGGATACCTAATTGCATATTAGATGAAAAGGTAGATATTAATATGCTAACATTTGATGAATTAAACCGTATATTACAATTTGTACGTGGAGACGACGAAGAGGGCGCAGTACCTTTTCAGAGTTCCTGATGGTCGCACCGAGCCTTTGTATGGCCTTCAAAGGAACATTACCGTCTGATTTATGGCTCAAGTATTCTGTTGAAGGTGGTCGCCACCTAATGAATCTAGATTTATTAGTAGCAGCAGAAATCAACGATAAGATAGCAGAAGCAACTAAGAGTGCTAAGAAAACTGATGCTAAAGGTATGGTTGCTAGACGCAATCAAAAGCGTGAGCAACGCAAACTATTAAACAACAACAATGACCTACTCGATATGTTGAGAGAAAGCGGGGTCCCAATAGTAAACGACCCAAAGAGTAGCGGTGAAGATAAATGATAGTAGAAACAGTTATTTTACCATATTTAGCGCCATTTGTTTTCATCTGCATGGCTGTTACCATGCTTGTTCTCAGAGCAAGTGGTTCGAGAGTTTTCTTCGACGTAGTTGGTACGTTTCAAGCCAACAAAATGATTCAGGATACAGAAGCATCTGCTACCGTTATGGAATCTCTATATATGGATGCCCTTATGGGTATCCAAGAAGCCGGTGCTGAATTAGCGCAGATGTTTGATACTCTTGTAGATGCTACTGTTCCGTTGGCACAGGAGATAGAAAATGCACGTGTTGAGTTCGACAAGTTCTTAGGTGATGGCGAAGATTTAGCAGAGGTTACTGCCGAACTAGAAAGAATAGGTCTAGGGTTTGGGTTCGCTGCCGATGAAGCCTTTAGAGCAGGTGCTAGGATGGCACAGTTAAGTGGTGTTCTTGGTGGTGGTACTACCGAAGTAGGTACTGAGATAGGTATGATGTTCGGTATGATTTCCGGTATGGATACCGAAGCGGCTATGCAAAGACTAATCAACTTACAACAACAGACGCAGTTTATGACTGATGGGCTTGAAGATAATATGACGGCACAGGAAAAGGTAAACACACTACGAAGAGATTCTATTGCTGTCTTAGACCAACTTAACACAATTGAAAACAGGTCGGCTGCTACTATGCAGCAAATTACTTTCGTTATGAATCAATTCGCTTCTCAGGCACACCTTACAAATGAAAGCATTGCTGCTATGGCTGCTATGTCAGCCACTCTTATTGAAGCGGGTGAAGAACAAGGTAAAGGTGGTAGAGCCTTGCGTATGATATACGCTAGGTTAGGTGCTAATACAAATGGGGCTAGAGATGCTATTGAACAATTAGGAATATCAGTTTATGATACTAGCGGAGACATGAGGCCATTCAGTGATTTGCTAGGAGAATTAGCAGAAAAATACGATGGTATGAATGGGGCGCAACAACAGGCATTGGCTCAGAATGTTGCCGGAAACAGACACTATACTCGTCTTATCAAACTTTTGGAAAACGTAGACAGGGTAAAAGAACTAGAGTTAGAGGCTATGGTTCAACAAATGTCTGCACAGGATGAAATAAATAGACGTTTAGAATCGCAAATATTTGCTTATGAACAATCCGAAGCGGCTATTAAAAATTATAGTGCGGCAGTAGGTAATGCACTTTTGCCGAGTCTTACTTCGGCTAATAATCAACAGGCTTTATTTATGAAAACATTGTCTAAACTATTTGAGAACGATGTAATAGGTTTTATTACAGGTAAACTGGTAATGATGAGCCGAGTTATGGGTAATTTTGCCGGTCCGGTATTTCAATCAGTATTAGCATTAAAAAACTTACAGATTGCTTTACAAACACAACACATAGTTATGAGAGCATTTAGCGGTGATACTATTGTTGATGCTAATGAAAAAAAGAAGCACAAAGCAATTACTAAACAGCAAGCAAATGAAATTAAAAATAGCACATTAAAACTTGAAGAACATAATAATAAATTAAAAGAAAGTATTGTAATTCATAAACAGGTTTTAGCAGATGACAATGCAAGCAAGGCTAGTAAAGCACAACGTACTAGGCGATTGAGAGAGAATACAGAACAACTAACTATTAATAATGCGACTATTGAAGCAAATCAAGCAAAATTAAAAGCAGGTATTCCAATAGACTTAAATGCCGCACACTCACAAAAAGTAAGAAGCAATGCTGTATTACAAGGTAGTTTAATCAATCTTAAATACACTATGAGTTTAGGGGCTATCGGGTCTGTTATGATGATGTTCGCAACTAACGAAAAATTAATGTTAGCCGGTCTTGCTCTTACTACTACTGCTATGACTATACAGATGTATCAAACATACAAAAGTTTACAGGCTACTATGGCTAATAATGCTGCCAATGCTACTAGTATTGGTTTAATGCTTACTAAAATACCTATAATTAATGCGGTAAGTTTATCAATAGATGGTTTGGCGGTAAGTTTAAAAATGGCTACATGGGCCGCTAGGGGTTTAAAAGTAGCATTAGCCACATTAGGTATAGGTGCTGTAATAATTCTTGCTGATGTTCTTTTAGAAAAGTTAGGTGTTTGGGATATGTTATTACCCGACTTAGAACAAAATATGGATAGTTTGAATAATACAATGTCCGACACAGGATTAGTAATGGAATATCTTACTATGGAAACTTCTGCCGTAGTTAATCTTTTAGATGAAAAGAAAAGAAAGTTAGCAGAAATAGCAGATGCTACCGATGAAACTTCTAAGGAATTAGCAGAGGGGTACAGGGTGGAAATTGCTTCTTTACAAAAGACAATAGATATGAGAAATGTCGAAGCAGTATCTATGGATGGTTTAGCAGAAAAATATGACACTTATTTAGCGCACCAAGAAGATTTAGCAAATGTCACTAGAAACAGCAAAGGTGCTATGGATGACTTTGCTAGAGGGGGATTATGGGTCGCAGATACTTTGAATAATATTCAAAGAGCCGGAGAAGATGTAGTGAATTGGGCTGCTAGTGGTTTAGGTTTGGGTAAAGTGTTTGATGGTATAGCCGGAGAAGGATTCTTTGATAATTTTATTTCCGGTGGTCTAATAAACAAAAGAAAGAAGGCCGAAAAAGGTATGGAAGAGTTTGTGGACCACAACGCTGAGTTAATGGTTTTCTTAGAAGGAAAAACATTTGAAACATCACAAGATATGATAGCAGCCTTAGAAGATTACATTGAGTATATAAAAAATTACGGGGAAGAAGATTTAACAGGTGGTATAGGTACTAGTTTAGATGAGGCAACCGAATCTCTATACAACTTTAACAACGCTAGAGAAGAGTTATTCTTTGGCTTTTCTTCTGATAAATTAACTGGCGACCTTGTAAGACAAGTAAAGCAACAAGGGGTAGAAACTTTAATAACATCCACAGAAGTAATCATGCATAATAACTTTAACGGAATGACAGTACCGGAAGTAGCAGACCAAATTATAGAAGAGATAGAGAGTAGAGGAAACTTAAGAAATTACAATTTAAGTACAAGGTGAGTGAATGGTAAGAACGGTTGACAAAAAATATCAAGTGTGGCTTGCGGGCTATTATGATGATTTCAATGGTGCTAGAGCAATACCTGACGATAGAAATAAACCCACCGATACTACTTACACTGTTCTTAACAGTCATTATGGAAATCCTATGAATGGAGAAGCATTTTTAAACCCTAGATTTAGATTTTCTATGGAAGATAGAAATCAAGATAGTGCTTTAGGTAGTAGTAACAAAATATCTGATAGTACAAACCAATATCTACAAAACGACGGTATATTTGAGTGGCTTACATTTGATGACACTAGGTTATCTAAAAACGAATGGGAAGGTCGCTCACAATTACAATATCCCGATGGGAATGTAGCCAACAGATATAAGTTTAACAACGATACATCTGATTACTCAACCGGCTATCAAAGGTTTATTAACGGTCACAATAGTGACGCATCTTACATAGTACCAACGGGAGATAACGATGCTACATTTGGTAGAGGTGATATGAAAACACACGATGCTACACAATACGATTTGAAAAATGCCGGTACACTTGTAGGTAACTTTACCCCAAGAGGTAACTTTATACAAAAGGCTAACTTGGCAGGTGTATTTACAGGAGAAATAGTAGCACACGATAGTGCAGACGATACACCTACAAACCTAATGCAAGATATTTATTCACCCGCTAAAAAACCATTTTTAGTAATACAATCCTCTAGGACAAACAGTAGCAACTCTGCTACTACACCAACTATAATTTATGACGGCCCTATTAATACTAGATTAGACGGAGATATTTTTACCGTAAGATTAGCGGTACAAAGTGCTAAGGTAACTGGTACTTGGGCTGATGTTGGTATAAAGTTTGAAGTAGGATTTCCTATATCCGAAGCAGGATTGTTAAATGATACAGGTTATAGCAATACACCTGCCATAGATTACACCTTAGATTTATCCTCAATTAGTTACGATACACAAGCATTATTAACAGGTGGTAGTTTTGACACACCCGAAGTTACTAATGATAATGTATGGTTAGATATTGATTTTGTTTTTGATTATACTAATAATAATTTTGATGTGTATATTAACGGTACTTCTCACGCTACTAACATAGCCATGAATGATGCGGCAAAGGATGGAACATCTGACGGTGCTACTACCGCATCTAATTTATACGGTTATCAATTTACTGTGACAGACGAAGGTACAGCAGGTAATAATGGTTATGTTTCTTACTTGATGTTAGATAGAGCAGGTTTGGTAAGATATTTAACTGATGATTTTACTACAACAGAAGAAGTAGAAATACAAAACATGAGTATTACACAATCAACTAACGGTATCTCTACTTGTGAAATAGAAATATCTGATGACCCACAAGATAGTGGTACTACTAGAGGCGCTAATTTATCTAATTATTTATTACATTTAAGGAGTTTATTTGTAAGTTCCTCACCCCTAAACTGGAACTTACTAGTTTTTGCGGATAACACTAGCAGAATAGATAGGCCGGTATGGAGAGGGGAAGTATCTAATTTTAAGATAAATCAAAAAAACCGTTCAAGAGTTTTAAAGTTAAGAGCATTAGATAGTATGGCTAGTTTAGACAAACAAATACCATTATGGGATGTAGGTCAAAAAGGCTCTAACATTTCCGAAGAAGGTACAGATTATTGGAATTACGATGCTAAAGGTTTTAGAGATTCTATGTATTTAGGTGCGGCTAGACTAAAACTATTAGACGGTAATGTAGGTTTTGATGAAAATACTAGTTATAGGGAAACTTCAGACCAAAGGACACAGTTAGGTTCAGGACATCCTATACAGATGTATAACAATGAAAACGAATATGGACCTAACGATATAGAAGATTCTTACGAAGGTTATGGGATAAGGGGGTTTGTTCAGGATACAACCTCTAGTAATACCGTAATAATAATGCAAGACAGTCAACACGGTATGACAACTACTACTAATAATATAATTAACGTAAAAGCAAGTAATGGTTTTACAAAAACTAGTGCTACTGTTTTATCACCAAGTAGTGGTACGTCTACTGAAATAGAGGTATCTTCTAGTGATGTACCATACAGTAGTGTTAAAGAAGATGCTAAAATTATTTATATGGGTAAGTTTGTAGGAGAAACAATAGCGAGTGAGGAAAGATTTTTAGAAGCCTTAGATAAACCCGCAGATAATTCACAAGCAGATTATGATTGGTACAATTTTTGTCTAAATCATCCACTTAATACAGACACCACATCAGACAAATTACAAATATATTTTGACACAGAACCTACTTTAAAAATAGGTGACATATTTTATATTAATAGAAAAAATGATGCGGGTTCAGTTAATCTATCAAGTGAGTATATGAGAGCAATAAAGGTAACAGGTGTCAAAAAAATGAGAAATACTTATGTTAGCGCAGGTGATTATTTTACAAAAATTACTGCGACAAACACATTTATTTGGGCTGTTAGTACCGACTGCGATTATAGCGGTAGTGAAAGTCACGGTACTTATTCTAGTAGTAGTACAGACAGAACTACAACTAGTTTCTTATCAAGCACAGCAAGATTTTCTTTTGCTAAGGCTACTGGCGCTGTGTATAATATTTTTAGGACAGATTTAACTAATGTGCAATATAGAGCGTTACACGCTAGATGGATGAGAGATTTGCCTCAAAGCCTGTGGTTTAAATATCATTTTGGTGTAGTAAAAAGAAAGCCGATAGATGAGCCACCACCTAGTCCACAAACAGGATACTTACAGGCTACACAAGCAGCCGCATATTCTAGGATTGAAAACAACCAAACACTTAGCAGTTCTACTACTGTTATAGAAGTAGATGAAACTGCTTATGATGCTGCACCAAACGCAGGTGTGGCCGAAATATGGTCTACTAAAAATGTAAGTCCCGCTATATACCAAAGAGCAGATGTCTTTAAAGAAAAGTTTATTTACCAAGGTAAAGTCGCAGTATCCGGTACGCCAAACAAATGGTATTTGTTGGGTGTGAAATATATTACAGGTAATTATCCAATAAATGCTAGTTATCACTATGTAGAGGATGGTATAAATAAAAGATTATATCTTAGATTCCAAGATATTGATAACGACTATAAACATATGTGGCTACTTTGGGCTGACATGAGAAACAATGGTTTGGCTGATGCAGATGGCTCTGAAAGAAAAACTGATTTCGGTTTACAATACCCAGTAGGTAAAAACTACGATTTTGATTTATATTTTGCAGACCAAGTAGATGCTGATGGTAAAATAGATAAGTTTGCTAGTTTGAAAACCGGAGAAGATTTAGATGTATGGAATATAGATTCTACTACTGACCCTGTGACTGGTGCAGGATTTTCAAAACCTGTTGATTACTCTTCGCCACAAGCCATAGCCTTAACTAATAGTGGTGGTAATTTAAGAATAACAACAGGTAATACTGGTTCAGTTGCTAGTGGTGACTATATCTATATTGTAAACAGCGATAGTCATGATGGTATGCACGTAGTTGATTCCGTAAGCACTAATACATACATACACACTACTACTACTTTTGTAGGTACAGGAGAAGGAACAGGTGGTGCATTTTATTACCCTACCTTTGGTAGCGAATCTGACTTTAGTAAATACCATGATTGGGAAAACAAAGCAGGTGCTTTACTTGCTATTGATACATCTAAGTTCTTTAACCTTAATACTAATGCTAACGGTGGTAAAACTGGACAATCTGCCGGTGGTAGGACAGACCTTACAGATTACGTTGTAGAATCGGATGGTGAAAGAGCAGGTTTCCCCGCGCTTATAGACAACTATTGGACTGAGGCCATATCTTCTTATCAAACAACAGGCGACTTAACTTTAGAACACCCAAATCAAAACATACTAATATCCGATGCTACATTAGCAACGGATGGTTTTGTTAGTGGTTACAAAGGATTACCCGTAAATGATATTACTATATTTGCTGATGAAGGTATTGGTAAACTAGTTGCTAGAATGAATGAAGATGATAATAATTCTTTGATAAATTATTTTCATTGGGATGGTAGATTAACAACTGAGTTTTCAAGCACAGGTACTTTAACCGTAGGTAGTGCAGGTACTTACTATAATATGCCTTACAGACCAATAAGTCGTACAGGTCATGAACATATTACTGGTGGTGTTACAGCCGGTATGGTTCTTAGAAGAACTGACACAAGTAGTACCATAACAGAATTAAATATCTTAAAAGTAAACAGTGAAGAAGAAATATGGGTTTATGATGATGGTAATTGGGCTACTTCCGATACTTATGTTATTCCTATACAACTAGCCAATATATTTGTTGTTGATGGTTCACAATTTACAGAAGGTGTAGAAGTAGACTATGTAAACTTAGAGCAAAATCTTTGGGATGTTTACAATGCTAACAGCATAACAATAGAAGATATAGGATTAAATCTAAACTTAGGTACAACAGAAGGTGGAGAAACTACACCCGTTGCATACGAAGTACACGCAACTGTGTATTCAGAGTATATGTTGCGTTTATTGATGCACGTAGATGGGTTTTACAAAAACCCTAATGGTGGAACATACTGGGATAGTGATAAGATTCGTATGCTTTGGAATGCTGCTATTATGGATACATGGCTACCTAGTGCCAAAGTAACAAGCGTTTACGATATAAATAACGTACCTGTTACAAGTATTATGTCCGATGACGATTCTTACGGTTCAGTAGTAGATAGTAGAGGTAGCACTTTAGGTTCTATAATAAGTAAAATACAAGAAAAATCGGGTTATGGTTCTAACGGTACTTACCAAACATTTACTTATGGTATAGGTAGAGATAATAGATTTGAATACAGACCTAATTACAATTCCGGTATTTTGTTGAATAGAGATAATATGTCAATAAATAATATAGATGTAGATTTAAGCGGTCAAATAACTAACGTTAGGGTTTATTATAATAATGGTTCTTCGTTTGCTGATTGGCCTTCTGTTGGTCTAGATGATACTACAAGTTGGAAAATATTAGAATATCCTGATACAGTAAGTGGTGACGAAGCGTTATTGATAGCGCAACAACAATATAATAAATACAAAAATAACCCATTGTCATTAAGAGTAGAGCCATTTTTAGATGGTACGGTAGACAACAAAATGATAGATGATGGTCGTTATGGTTACATAGCAGACCCGTATATAGCATTGGGTGAAGTAAGTGATTCTATTTATTATGGATATGTTACTAACTGGACTAGAGTAGGTCTAGGTGGTATTCCTTTTAACGGTATGGTAAATGCTTTAGATGGTAATATGAATATAGAGTTTAGTGATTTAGGTTCTAGATACGGCAGTTCTAAGGAAGCACAAACCGCATCAGGTGATATAACATGGGCTTATAATTATTACTGGTACGGCAGCAATTCTATAAGCAACGCTGTGCAGGTAGTACACGTGCCTAATAAAACACCACTTGTAAGCGCACAAACAGGAGAGCATTTAAGGATGTGGATAGGACTAAAGGCAACACAAGCCGCAGGTGCTACAATAGACACAGCCGAGTTTACAATTTATTTATCTGATTACTCTTTTAGTGGTGATAAAGATAAAACAGCAGTTTTAACAGACTCTACATACCAAGAAACTTTAAATGTGAAACATAGTGGATTTTATGAAGTGCCTATACCAGTTACATATGGAGCGCAAGCAAATGCTACTTTAGTTGTGTCATTTAATGCTGAGTATTGTAGGGCTTTGCTGCGCCATAGATGTGGTAATCCCGAAGGTGCAAATATTTTATCAGATTATAATCACGCTAGTACACCTAACGCAGATAGTATATTCCCACTAGGTCATAGAAAATACACAGGTACTACGGAGATAGGTTCTGCTACTAGTGGTGGTTTTAGAAACCAAAGGGCTATATGGTATGCTCCACGTGTTCATGTTTGTAGAGACTTATCTTATGTTAAAGGAACTGTTGTAACTGTCACAGATAAAGGTTTAGAGTTGACAGACGAACCTATGGTCATTAAGAATCTTTCTTGGAATGTTAGGGCAGGTAGAACTGAGGATGTTACTTTTGATTTAGAAAGAGATGAAAGTATAGAGAAAGGAGATTTAATAAGTTATCTTTTCCCTAATACTAATAATGCTAGACAAAGAAGTAATACTAACACTAGTGGTTCGGGGCAGGGTTATGAAGAACAGGATGATAATGACACACCACCTAGTGATAATTTTGGTGACTCTCTTTTAGACCCGCACAATCAAAACCCAATTTTTAGTGGTACTATGGATGCTACTGGTACACTTTATGACGCAGGTAAAGTTTTGAGTGTGGGTGATTTATCACATACTACTTACGGTAAAATGAAAGGTAGAATGAATCTACCAAACGACAGCCTATCGGGTACAGGTAAGTTTTCTATATTAGGTTCAGACAGACCTAGTATAACACCTGCTACTATGAAAGGTATAGAGGGTATGGATGTAGATATATCTACAAGTAGTGGTAACACTACGGTTACATCTGATGGTTATGTATTTTCGGGTAAAGGATTACAGGGAGCAGAGGGTAGTATTGTATCCCAAGAATCTAGTATCGAGACTACATTTGTAGTTCCTAAAGATGTTATCAGTAATCGTTTAAGTATTCAAGCAAATGTTACGCATGGACCTACTGTATCAGCAGATGCAAACGCTGTATTATATGTAACAGTTACAATTCCCGATACAGGAAAGTCATTTACTAATGAGGTAAAAATAAGAACAGGTCTGTCTAATCAATCAGTAGCATTAATGCCTTTAAGACCAATAGAAGGCTTAAAGAAGGCAGGTAGAAAGGTAAATGTTACCGTTACTAGAAAGGCAGGTATAGGTAGTGACAATGCTGATTCTACTAGCGTTACTATACATAATTTAGAAGTAAAACTACATAGGGCTTCTGCACACACAACTTCGTCTAGTAATCAATTTTCACCAATATGATTCTCTAAGTGCTACCAAAGCCTTTGCTTTTCTTCTAGTTATCCCATTTACTTGCATCAATTCTTTTTGTGTTACTTTTTTCTTAAGAATATTATTTATTGTACCAAAGTGATTTAGTAATCCTTCGGCTTGTTTTACCGTAATACCTTCTACGGCTGTTAAAACTCTAACTCTATTATCTAACTCGCCATTTTCTATCTCTTTTTGTTTTTGTGTATCTAGTCTATATTTTGCCATTCCTTGTTGTGTATGATTTATTACTAACCATTCTACAAAATCATCCATAGTAGTTACTTCCATATATCTTATTTTAGGAAATCTTTGGTAAAATGTAGTTTTGAATTGTTTCATAACTTTCTTCATACGAGCCATTTCTAGGGCCTTCATCTTAGCGGTGGGCCTACCATGCTTGAGAGGTATAAACGGCTTTAATTCAGTACCGTAGACCACTAAAAACGGGTGTTCGCAAGACTCTTCCAAGTCACGCAGTTGTTCTACTATTGTACGTGTCCTTCCGTAGCCCATTATAGACCTATAAAGGTCGTTGATTTCTTTGGCTTCTATGCCCCATTCACCCATAGTATAATCAGATGCTTTCATCCGACATACTTTTACGTCATCTTTACCCATACGCATTAACAACTTATTAACTACTTTGGGGTTTTCTCGGTCATCTACTAGTAACATATATGTTATACAACGCCTAGCATTATTAAAGACTACCAACCTTGCGTGGTATATACTTCCCCATCTATCTCAATCATATAGGAGTTACAATTACCACAAAACTTTTCTAGTTTCGTTTGAGTAGTCCAATCACCCCCACAAGTAATGCATTCTTTTGCTTGTTCCAAAGTCATCATTGTCATTGTCATCATATTATCACCTTTTTACTCCATCATGCGCCCAACACGGTCCGGCATCTATACAGCATTTTGTAGGAACGTGTTCGTAATCTATTATGCTGTTTACGTGGAATCTTGATGTGTGTTCGTTGAAATCTCTCCAACCTAGTTTTGAGATAAAACTAACTATACTTTCAACACTTTGTGTTTTTTGTTCTTGTGTTAGTGTAGAAGGATGTGCAAACCATCTTAGATTTTCTGCTAGGTGTTGTACTAGTGCTATCCTTACTGTATGTTTAGGGTTTTCTTGCCTCATGCCCTTCTCTAGACAAGGCGGAATAGGTATCTGCCCTGCACTACCTATCTCACCGTTAAACTCGCCCACAGACACAGTTTCTAGTACAGGATTATTTGCTATCCAACGTCTAATGTTGAAGCCCTGTTCGGGCGCTTTACCTCTGAACGGGTCTAGGTGAGTCAAATGTTTTTGTGGCTCGGCAGGTATATTATACGAAAGAGGATTTACCATAAAACTATCTGTATCTATATTAACAGACCAACGACCTCTTTTTGGATTATATGTATCGGGGATGCGTGTTAATTTTTGTGGGAAACCTACACCGTCTAGGGTCTTAAGACCTTTAGCCCTGTCTTTTTGGTAACGCTCTAAGTGTTTTGCTATCGCAGTTCCTTTGATTGGTTCATCAAAAAATTGATGCACATGAAAACCTCTACCTGTAAACACTAATCTAACGTCACCACTCAATCTACTAAGCAGGGAACAAACATCTTTTTTCACATCTTCCATAGTACCACCTTCCAACATATCAAAGTCCCACCATGCTCTATCCATAACTACCGATTCTACATCGTACTTCCAAGAACGGTATTCATCCCTTCTTTCAAATGAATACAAAGAAGTATAACAAGATGCTTTACCATTTATTTTTTCGATATAAGTATTAAAGTCATTTTCGTTTTCGCAAGGAGTACGTCGTAGACCAATCTCTCTAGGAAAAGTCAACGGCATTTTATCTACTCCGTTTGTTGACTACCGCATTCGCAAGCCCAAACAGTGATTTGTTCGGGTGTATTTCCTTCTTGGCCGTTTACTCTCCAAATAACCTCAGAGCCTTCCCAAAGGTCATCAGAACCACAAGCCATACACTTCATACCTATCACACTTCCCACCCGTTTATACCATTCATTTCTGCTTCGCAATTAAGCGAATAATCACACCACATAGGGCAGAAATAATCATTCCATTTCATAGGCCATTGGTGGGAAATAAGTGAATCAATAGTGTCATATAATGTTTCCTCGAAGGAGTTATATGAACGCTCTAACATAGGCTCTAACAAAGCCCAACCACGTTCCGGTCCGACCCACATAGTTTTACCTCTTTTATTCCCTTCTAATAATAATTTATCATTACCATCTTCGGGTATCTCATAGTCGGGAGTAACGTACAAGAAATGTGTTACTTCATCATATCCCAGTTTTCTAAGTAATCTTGTGTAGTATATTAATTCTTTACGAGTTCTACCTAATTTAGACATACCCATATTACCTGTTTTTAACTCCACAAGAATAAGACCACCAGTAGTAGGGTGTCTCAATACACCGTCTATCAGACCTACCCATATCAATTCGTGGTCATTTATAACTTCGTAAACTTCGTGCTTAACTTCTGCCTCTACAACGTCAAAACCGCCTATATCGTGGGCTATCTGATGAAGCAATAGATTCAATGAATCTACCCCATCGTCATCTGAAACACCTTCCGTAACAGCCACTTCTAACATTCTTTCAGGACTTTCTAACAACCCTGCTTCCATCACAGTATGTATGTGTGTACCACGTATCATTTCTTCGGTAGGTGGCGGTCTAGGTATGTCTGCCACGTAGTTCCAATAATATTGTCTAGGACATTTCATGTAACCCATGTAAGAGGACTTACTTTGCCTCAGTATGCCACCGTCTAAAGGATTGTACGAAGAAGATGCAGACTGTTCCGGTGTCGGCTTCATATTCTCACTCTTCTTCCTTTCTACCATTATCCCAATCTTCAAACGAAGGTTGTTCTATCCCATAGATATTGCTACCGCATCTAGGGCAGTTTTCATTCTTTACTAGGTTTTTTACGATAGGTATCATCAGTTGTTCTCCACAATTGACACAAGTAGGTTTTTCTACCTTACCCATTTCATCTAACAAATTGTAAATAATCACCTGCATTTTACCTACATCGTTACCTATTATATTTATCGCCTCTGCTACTTCGTTCACAAATCGCGTAAAATCTTCTTGCTTTACTTTACTCATACTATCACCTATTATTATTACACATATAAACTATACCCACTGTGTTATCTTGATTTGATTAGCCGCATTGTAGATAGGTTGAGCATCCCAAGATGCCAACTCATAATACGGTATTATTTTCCTAATAATAAATCTTTCAATAAGTATTTTTTCCCCTATTTTAGTTACATTTTCTATATCACTAGGTTTGTCGAAGGCTATGTATTGACCCTTATCATTTATAGTAACTAAAAAGAATGAACCTTTTCTATAACCTTTACCTAGATATTCATTAGCCCATGCTGCACCTGCTGATGAACCGGACAAAACCTTGTATTTAGATAAATCTTTATCTAATTTACCTTTCATACACAATTCTTTCGGGTCTACCCTACTATCCAATATATCCGTAACCAATTTTATATTTCTATTAGTAACATTCTTTTCATCTTCACCGGATAAAATACCTTCAATAGTAGTTTGCATAGCCTGTTTCATAACAGATGGCATCCTAGTCTGTTTCATCTCAATACCTTTAACGTAAATGTTCGGGTCATGATATTCACCATCAGTCCAAGTTACTTTTGCGGTATATCTATTCTTTGCTACTAATATTATTCTAGGACACCACTTCTCAAACTGTGTTATTATAGGACTCATTCTTTTGTTTATCTGTTCTAAATACATTTCACCATCGTTAGGGTTTGGTATTTTACAGAAAACAGAATCGGTGTGACCGTATATAACTTCAAAACCAACTCTTTCTGCTTCTTTCATTAGTTGCCCTAGAGTTTGTCTAGATGTATATGTGATGGCTGCTGCTATTTCGGGGTGATACATACCGTACTTAGCATCACCACAAACACCGTACATAGATGCTACCAAAGACTTAGCAGCAAACTGCATACAATCCCACTTTGCCTTTTGTTTACCATCACTAACAAACATATTCATCTTGTAAATATCTCTAAGGTTAGTCATCTTATCCATCTGTCTAACTAATAAGCCCTTATTACCTTGTGAAAACTTAGTACCGTTACCACAGTCTTGACCGTTTGGGTCTAGTGTATCCCATGAGATGTTGTATTTGTCTGCGTTACTATGGTACATTGCTTTTATGTCTAAAATACCTACGTTATCATAAACACCCGCTTCTACATCTAAAATATCAGCACCTTCATAATCAACTTTATCGAACTGTGGTTTAGAAGGGATACGTCTATCAAACTCAGAGTCGGTCAAAACCAACTGTGTAAACATTTTAGTGATAAAGGGTGTAGATTTTATATCGCATTGTACGATGTGTTGTAAAGATGTGTAGTAGTCTAGTGCGTTTACAGCCTCATCTAGTTTAGGTAGCAATCTAACATCCTGTCTACAATAATGTATATACAAATCTCTATCTTCATACCAAGATTCATCGTGTCCCTTTTCTAACTCAACTTTCTTTTCTCCTAATATTTCTTCTGCTACATCGTTTAGTTTGTAGGAAGGTAGTTTACCGTTCTTTAGTTCCCATAGTTTAGAAACAGCAATCATCAAATCAATACAGTTTCTACCAACTATCGGCTGCGACCAATCACCGAACTCATATCTGATTTTTCTATGTGGGCTTAGTGTCAGTTCAGAAAGACCTTTAGCCCTACACCTTTCTATTATCTGCTTTATATCAGCGCCTACGACATACCAACCCGTTATAATATCGGGGTCGCATTTTTTCAAATGTCTCATAAAATGTATTAGCATAGAACGTTCATCAGCAAAGGCCATAGCGGGCGTTTTGTAAAAGTATTCACCTAACTGAGAATACCCTTTACCTTCTCCATCTTTCAAACCCTGCGTCGCAAGCGTCTTTTCTACAAACCACACATATTCTTTTTCAGTGTAAGAATCATATGCTACAATTACTCTCATCTCTCCTGTTGTCGGCGACCATTCGGCATCTAAATACCACTTTCTATGGTCGTAGTTTTCTATTGGTTCGTTACCTTCGTTAATAAAATCTGCTAAAACTTGATTAGGGTACGGTATGTTTGCTTCCCATGTTTGCCCCGATTTAGCAAGTTGTTTTACATCGTACTCTGATGCACATATAATTTTAGTCAAAGGCTCTCCAAACAAACCGACATAACCATCTTCCTTTTTCACCGCTTCCGCTATGTAAGGTGCATCTTCTGTCTTTACAAAACAGTAAGGCCAATGACCTTTGATAGTTTTTTCGTATCTTTCTTTGTGAGAAGTTCTTCCACGTATGATTATATCTCGCCCTCTTCCGCGCTCAATTATCATTTTCTCCCACTTCCCTTCTTAATATATGCATATTGTTACAGTTTTCACACTCATACAAATCTACTCCTTTATCTACTTCTTCGGCAAATATCCAAGAGAATACTTCACCGCAGTTATCGCATGGTATTTTTGGGGGGGAATTAGTTTTACCTATCATTCATATCATCTCCTATTTTTTTATTCAAATCATGTTCCAATTGTTTTACTTTGTCACCTAAAAAGAAAGAGTTACTATATTCATCAGAAAACTCGGCTCTAATATTAACAGAGGCAACGTATCTAACTCCTGTTTTTTTATCGGTAAAAATCAATGTGTTAGCACCCCTAGTATTTATGGGGTCAGTATGTGAATAATGTAGTGTAACCGCATTTAAATGAAATGACATCAAACTACCGTCTGAGGAACTTGTAGTAGTCACTGGCCCTAAATCATATATAACCATAATTAAGCCCCCGTTGACATCTGAAAGATGAAATCACCATCACCTAGAGTTATAACCATAGGTTTACCCATACCTACTTCTTCAAAGTCCCATATACCTATGTTTACATCATTACTAAGGTTGGCAAATATATGCTCGAATCCACCACCGTATGTAGCAGATAACGGTTCAGAAGCACCGCCTACATCTAATACTGTTTTAGTTTTACCTTTAAGTTCTTCACCAACACTTATACTAAGTTGAGAATCTTCGTAACTAAGATTATACTTGTTGAACTTTTGTCCGTTCATAGAATCACACCTAAACGCTTCGTACAAATCAGTTGTATCTAAATCACTAAGCAATACTTTTACGGGCAAACTTCTACCGTCATTAGTGTTATATTCGTATGTTTCTACGTTTATTTTATCGGCTAGAGTCTGTGATTTTTCAGACCACTGCGCTATGGTTTGAGGTGTATGAGGAAACGCTCTAGCCTCTTTACTAGCACTAATAGTAGTCTGTTTGTTACTAGACTTGAACTTGACTTTACCATCACTAGAAGTAATTGTCAACAGACCACCATGATATTTAAGAACACCTAGAGTATTATTGATGTCGGTTATGACAACTTCACCGTCTCCCGTACAAGGTATTGACAGCCTCATAAGAGATGTAACACCATCCTTTACTAAAGAACAGAAAGATAATCTACCACCATCTGCTTTTAGGATAAGACTATACAATTGTGGGTACGATGACCCATCAATTGTATGCTTACGTTGTGCTAGTTTTAGCAACCAAACTAATGATGTATTGTCTACAACTATACTCATTTCAACCACTCTAGACCAATGAACTCAAACTTACCATCTGTTATACGTGCTACGTCATGAACAGACCCAACTTTTTCTATGTGAGCGCCTTTCATTTCTTCTATTTTTGCTCGAACAACCCATTCATTATCTTTTAGGTTTCTGTCACCCTCGACACCTGCGGCCAAGTCAGCCTTCTTTTGGTATCTCGCTAGGAAGATTTGTTGTGAGAACTTACGCATAGTACCCTTCTCCCATTCCGGTCTATGTCCGACAGTCATCAGAACTTTCTTACCTGTACCGTCATCCATGTATTGAGAAACAGGTTTTAAGTGGAAAGTAAAGTAAACCTTACCGACATTTAGACTGTGTAATCTAGTTAGAACATTTCTGTAAAGTCTGTTTCTTTCGCGCCATTCTTTTTGGTTAAAAGTATCTCCTTCTTCTTCAATGACACCACGACTTAGTAGTGATGCTCTCATAGCGTGTTCACACCACTTTAAGAAAGTAGAACCACCATCAAAGATGACACCACCGACTGATTCAGGGTTTTCTTTTACCTTATCAGCAAGTATGTTCACATACCAAGAAGTTTTGTCCAGTAGTGCTTTGTAATCTACATTGTTGTCCTCGTCAAAGATAGAGTCATCTGTTTCATCGTGTAATGGTAGAACGACTACGTTAGGTGTATTAGGATACACAACGTCTACGGTTGACCTAGCGGAATTGTCAATGTCAAATAAATATACAGTCTTACCTGCTTCTATTTCGTTTTTCAGTAAGGACAGTGCTAGTCCGGTTTTTAGAGTGTTTTCGTGTCCTACGAACGCCATACGATGTTGTATGGTGTTTACTCTATTGTTATCGAAAAGGTTTCGATAATAAGATTCGTCAAACTTTGTTGACGGTTCTTCAGTCTTTCTTTCAGCATTTTGGTTTGGTGCTTTTGCTCCCCAAGTCATATTATCACAACCAATCATTACACATATAAACTAAGTGGTAGGCGCTATGATAGCAGCGTCGGTCATCAAAACCAACGCAGCGATAGACACAGCACTCTCTAAACTGTTGATAGTAACTTGCATAGGGTCATAGACCCCATCATCTTTAGCCTTTCTAATCTCTCCTGTCTTACCACATACATAATGTTCCTTACCTAGAGAAAAGTTACGGTCTACCGAGCCACTATTGGTTATAATAGTCTCGATAGGAGTCATGAGTGCAGACTGATACAGTTCTGCCACTTCGCTTCTACTAACCATTTGTTTCGCTGAATGCCAAAGCATAGCGCCACCACCTACAACCACACCACTTTCTAGTGCTAATTTACAGGCGTTTACTGCGTCATCTACACGCTCCTTTCTTTCTACCTGTTCGACATCAGATGCACCACCTACATAGATTGTGGATATACCACTAGTCAATCTACTGATTCTATTT